CCGACAACCGATGGCTTCACGCATTACTGGCGGATCGTGGCTGAGCGTGAGAACGGCAAGACAGAGGTATTCTGGGGCCACACTCGTTCGCTGGCTGAGGCTCGCCGAAAGAGTGAGCCAGCCAGAGAGGCTGCTCGAGTGCGCGGATGGAAGAGTTTCGCATTCGACATCGCCGAGCTTGTCGAAACGCCGGCCTGACCACGCAAACAAAGCATGAGTTGAACGGCGCCGTGATCCCCTTCGAAGCCCACCGCTCGTTCATGACGTGCCTATTTCGGAAGTGCCTCATGACACACTTCCTCGATCACATCGTGGACACGCCTGAGATCGACATCATCGATGCAATAGGGGGGCATGACGTAGACTGTGTTGCCTAGAGGTCGCAGCAGCACATTGCGTGCCGCGAACGCGGCCTTGAGGGTGGGTCCGATTTCGGAGAGATATCCATCATCGTTCGCCGCCACATCCATCGCAATCACAGTGCCGAGTTGGCGCGGATTGGTGATGCGGGGGTATTCGGCAAGCCGGGAAAGGCCTTTGCTTTGGCGCGCGGCAAGGCTGGCGATCCGCTCCGCCACTGGCTCGTCACGCCAGATCGCAAGGTTGGCATTGGCTGCAGCGCAAGCCAATGGGTTTGCAGTGTAGCTTGACGAGTGAAAAAACTGCCTCGCGCGATCGCTCGAATAATGCGCGGCGTAGATTTCGGGCGTTGCGATAGTGACGGCCAGCGGCAGCGAGCCACCGGTCAGCCCTTTCGAAAGGCAGAGGATGTCGGGCACGACCCCGGCCTGCTCGCAGGCAAGCAGCGTACCGGTGCGGCCCCAGGCCGTCATCACCTCGTCGGCGATGAACAGCACACCGTGAGCCGCGCAGATCGCTCGCATTTCGGCCAGGGCCCAAGCGGGATAGATCAGCATGCCGCCCGCACCGAGCAGCAACGGCTCGACAATAAAGGCCGCGGCAGCGCCCCTCGCGCAGAAGCGCTCCAACGCATCGAGCGCTAATTGCTCGGCGGCTTGCGCTGGAAAGGGGATCGTTTCGACGTCGAACAGCAAGGGCGCATAGGGCCGGTTGAACACGCCGCGCGCACCGACCGACATTCCGCCGATCGTGTCGCCATGATAGCTGTGCTCGAGCACGGCGATGCGGTGGCGGCTCTCGTTCCGGTGGGCAAACATGCCAAGCGCCATTTTGAGTGCCACCTCGACGCTGGTTGAACCGCTGTCGGAGAAGAACACGTGGTCGAGCGGGCGCGGCATGATCCGCACGAGTTCGGCGGCGAGATCCTCAGCCGGTTGGTGCGTCCAGCCTGCGAAGATCAGCTGGTCAAGCCGTTCGCTCTGGTCGCGGATCGCAGCCATGATCCGGGGGTGGCAGTGGCCATGCGTGGTCACCCACCAACTCGAAATCGCATCGATTACCCGGCGGCCGTCGGCGGTATGGAGCACGGCACCCTCGGCACGGGTGACCAGCGGGATCGGCTCTTCCAGGCCGTGCTGGTGAAAAGGATGCCAGACAGGCGAGCTCAAAGGTGGTCGGTCCGGATATGGGCGGCGAAGGCCTTGGCGAGCGTGTCCGGGGTCAGCGGGTCGAGCCGGGGCAGGCGGCCGAGATGGGTTACCTTGCCCAGCCGGATCACAGCCTCCTCGCTCGCCGGCTCGGCCTCGCCGACGAATGCGATGCTGTGGACGGTCACGCCCCGGCAGCGCAGCGCTTCCAGTGAGAGCAGGCTGTGGTTGATCGTGCCGAGCATGGTACGCGCAACCAGGATCACCGGCAGGCCCCAGCGGGCGAAGAGATCGGCATAGAGCAGATCGCCTGTGATCGGCACCAGCACGCCTCCGGCGCCCTCGACTACCAGCGGCCCATCTTCGGCAGGCAGGGCAAGCCGATCGGGAGCGATCATCACGCCGTCGATGCGCGCGGCCTCGTGCGGCGAGCAAGGGGTCTTGAGCACGTAAGCCTCGGGCAGGACTGCTGCTCGCCAGCCCGACAGTTCGGCAACCCGGGCAGAGTCGGTGCCGTCACCGGTTCCGGCCTGAATAGGCTTCCAGTAGTGTGCACCCAAGTGTGCGGCGAGCGCGGCGGCGAATACCGTCTTGCCGACGTCGGTATCGGTCCCGGTGACGACGAAGCGGCTCATGCGGATTGCCGCAATTCGGCGAGCAGGCCAGCAAGCTGGGTAATCTGCTCCAGGCTGGCGTTGTTGGTGATGGTGATCCGCAGCCGTGCCGTGCCCTGCGTCACGGTCGGCGGGCGAATCGCGCGCACGTCGAACCCGGCGGCCTGAACCCGGGCGGCGAGCGCCATCGCCGGCGCGTCGTCGCCGACGATCAACGGAAGGATCTGCGAGCCGGTAACGGTCGCGCCCAAGGGGGCAAAGACCGTTTCTGCGTGGCGGATTCGGCTCCACAGCGCTTCGCGGAGTTGCGCAGCACTGTGCATCAAGCCCAGTGCTGCGCGCGCCACGGCCGCCATTAGCGGAGAAGGCGCGGTGGAGAAGATGAACCCGCGTCCGCGATTGACCAGGAAATCGGCGACCACCGCCGGGCCGCAGACCAGTGCGCCTTCCACTCCCAGTGCTTTGCCGCAGGTCCGCAGGGTTATGACATTGGCGCGGCCTTCGAGATGGGCGGCGAGTCCGCGGCCGTCGGGGCCGAACACCCCGGTTGCATGGGCCTCGTCGATCAGCAGCACTGCGTCGTGGCCTGCGGCGATCGTCATCAGGGCGTCGAGCGGGGCGCGGTCACCGTCCATCGAATAGAGGCTCTCGACCGCGATCCAGACCCGGCCAGCGCCGCCGCCAGCACGCCAGCGCCGGATCGCGGTATCGAAGGCGTCAGGGTTGTTGTGCGCCACCGCGACCCGTTCGGCGCGGCCGATCCTGAGACCTTCGTGCGCGCTGGCATGGATCAATTCGTCGTGGACGACCAGATCGCCGCGTTGGGGGAGGCTGGAAAACAGGGTCGCATTCGCTGCGAACCCGCTTGAGAAGAACAGCGCTCGCTCGCAGCCGAACAATGTCGCGGCATAGGCTTCAAGCGCCTCATGCTCGGGATCGTTTCCCCGCAGCAGTCGTGATCCGCCCGAACCGGTCGGCACCCCGCGATCGAGCGCGCCGCGTGCCGCCGCGGCAAGCAAGGGCGAACGTGCCAGCCCGAGGTAGTCGTTCGAGCTGAAGTCGATGCCGACCTGCGGCGAGAGAGCCCGGCGACGGGCATCCCGCGTCAACCGGCCAAGGTCTTCGGCCTGGGCGGTGAAGGGCATCACCGCTACTCAGCCGCTGCCATGGCTCGCATCGGTTGGTCGCTTGCCATCGGCACGAGCCCAAGCCGCGCGAACAGTGCGCTGTCGCGGCTGTCCCCGGCATTGGGAGTGGTCAGCAACCTGTCACCGGTGAAGATGGAGTTGGCACCAGCGAGGAAGGCCAGCGCCTGGCCGGCGTCCGACATCGATTCGCGTCCCGCCGAAAGCCGCACCATGCTGTTCGGCATGGTGATCCGCGCCACCGCGACGGTGCGGACGAACTCGATCTCGTCGATCCGGGCGAGCGGCGTGCCTTCGAGCATGTCGCCCAGCACGGTTCCCGGAATCGGGATCAGGGCGTTGACCGGCACGCTTTCCGGATGCCGGGGAAGCGTTGCAAGCGCGTGGATGAAGCCAACCCGGTCCTGCCGCGTCTCGCCCATTCCGACGATTCCGCCGCAGCATACGTTGATGCCGGCCGTGCGCACGTGCTCGATCGTGTCGAGCCGGTCCTGAAAGGTGCGGGTGGTAATGACGCTGGCGTAATTTTCCGGGCTCGTGTCGATGTTGTGGTTGTAGTAGTCGAGCCCGGCCTGCCCCAGCGCCTGGGCCTGGTCCTGGCTGAGCATCCCCAGGGTCATGCAGCTTTCCATGCCGAGCGCGCGGACGCCTTCGACCATGCGCACCAAGGCGGGCATGTCGCGGTCTTTGGGGTTGCGCCAGGCTGCCCCCATGCAGAACCGCTGCGATCCTGCGGCCTTCGCCTCGGCAGCACTGGCCAGCACGGCCTCGACGTCCATCAATTTCTCGGCCTTGACCCCGCTTTCGGCATGGGCGGACTGGCTGCAATAGCCGCAATCCTCTGGGCAGCCCCCGGTCTTGATCGATAGCAAGGTGCTGAGCTGGACCTCGCCCCGGCGATGATGCGTGCGGTGGACGGACTGAGCATGGAACAGCAGTTCATCGAACGGGAGGTCGAACAGGACTGCGATTTCTTCGCGTGTCCAGTCGTTTCGCGACTTTGCTTCGGCCTGGTTCTTGCTCATGTCCTGCTCCAAATTATCGATAATATGAGGTGTCGCTGCTTTCGTTCCGGGGCTGTATGGGCGGCGTTATGCTTGCGTCACCAAGATTCGCGATCGATTATCGATAATGCTGCCCGGGTCACCTCATGGAAACGCCGATGGGTTGGTCGAGCGGATTGTGGAAGCCTTGCTGCGACGCATCCTCCACGGCGACTTCGCACCCAATGAGCGCCTCAGGCAGGATGATCTGGCCCGGGAATTTGCCGTCAGCCAGGGAACCATGCGCGAGGCATTTCGAAAGCTCGAAGCCCAACGATTGCTCGAATCCCTGCCGCGTCGCGGCGTGCGCGTAACCGCGCTGGATGCCGCGACAGAACGTGAAGTCGCGGCAATGCGCGGAGCTCTCGAGGTGCTGGCAGTGCGCTCGATCGCGCGACCCCCAGGCAAGGATCACCTCAAGTTCCTCGAAAGCGTGCTGCGCCGAGGTGATGCAGCGCAGGACTTGTTTGAAAGTGAGGCCGCTAATCGCGAATTTCATGTCGGCCTCGCCAAACCCTGCGGGATGCCGCGGCTGATTGCCTCGATTGCGGAGCTGAATTTAGCCTATTCCCGTCACGTGTTTGCGTCGCGCGAACGCGGACCATGGAAGCCCAGATACAACTTCGACCATTGGCGGATCTTCGAAGCCTACGCGGCTGCCAATCTTGAGCAAGCCGGCGCACTCCTGGCCCGTCACGTAAACGCTGTTGACCGGGTTAAGCCCTTGCGAGGCGCCCGCTAGTTCGGTCGCATCGAAATTGTAATGCGGGCTACAGCCGACATAGCGGTCTTCAGCGTCCATAGAGGCGCTGAATCAAAGGGGGCGTTCATATTGGTTGCCGCCTGTCCGAAAGATCGCACCCTCCTGCTCAGCCCAAGGCAGATCGATCGCATACCATAGATCCTTAAGCCGCACGGCTGGGGCATTCCGCTCGATCAACAGTTTGTGCAGTACGTTGGGCGCGAGGTAGGCCAGCCTAACAACCCGGCCGACATAGGCCGCGGTAAATCCCTCAGCAGTGGCGATGTCCTGGTTGCAGGAGGCCTCACCAGCCTCAAGCTTACGTTTCCAGCTCCATGCCAGCGCCAGTGCTCGCATGATGTGCGGATCGACGCCGCCATTGTCGTCGTTCGCAACATAGTCGTCGGGCGGCGCAATGCGCGGCCGCCCGTTCCGCTTTCGGATCACGAGTGGGATAAAGACCGTGGTGATGCCGGCGCCTTCACTCATGCCGCTTTGTCCAGCTTGGGCAATTGCAACATGTCGCTGACCAACGAGCTAAGCCCGCTGGTCCGCAGATCAAGCGACATGCCTTCCTTGCTGACAACAACGCGTTCGATGAGCAGCCGGGCGGTCCGGTCCTGCTCTGCCGGGAACAGATTGTCCCAGAAGCTGTCGAAGGTTGCCAAAGCACTCGCTACATCGTTCTCGGTAAGGCCCGATCTCGCAGCACTGAGTGCAGCGCACGCCTTGGCTGCAATTTCGGGCGTGCGCAGCAGCTGGCGGATCTTCTGAATGACCGCGCTTTCGATGACGCCCGCGTTGAGGCGCACGATCGAGTCCTGGCCTTCGGCGCCCCGGTTCCGCAAGGCGTCCATCGAGATGTAATAGCGATAGAGCCTCTCACCCTTACGTGTATGCGTCGGCGTCATCGCAACGCCGGTGTCGGTGAAGATAAGCCCCTTTAGCATGGCGGGGGTTTGCGCGCGGGTGTTGTTGGCCCGAACGCGGGGACTGACCTTCAAGATCGAGTGAGCTTTGTCCCAGATATCTTGGTCAATGATCGCTTGATGCTCGCCAGGGTAGCTGGTGCCCTTGTGAACCGCTTCACCAAGATAAACACGATTGCGGAAGAGCTTGTAGAGGAACCCCTTGTCGATGGGCCGACCTCGCTTGTTGGTAATGCCCTTACGGACAAGCTCGTGGGTGAGCCTGGTGGCTGATCCCAACTCGACAAATCGCTCGAAGATGAAGCGGATCTGTGCCGCTTCTGCCTCATTGATAACCAGCTTCCGATCGACGGCATCGTAGCCCCATGGCACGAACCCACCCATCCACATGCCCTTGGCGCGGCTGGCCGCAATTTTGTCGCGGATGCGCTCGCCTGTCACCTCGCGCTCGAACTGTGCAAATGACAGCAGCACGTTGAGGGTTAGGCGCCCCATCGAGGTCGTCGTGTTGAACGACTGGGTGACCGAGACGAACGTCACCTTGTGCTCATCAAACACCTCAACGAGCCGCGCAAAATCCATCAGTGAGCGGGACAGGCGGTCGATCTTGTAAACTACGATGACGTCGACCAGGCCTGCACGGATGTCTTCCAGCAGGTTCTGCAAGCCCGGACGATCAAGGTTGCCTCCTGAATACCCGCCGTCATCATAGCCTTCGCGCATGGTGAGCCAGCCTTCGTGGCGCTGGCTCGCGATGTAGGCCTCACAGGCTTCGCGCTGCGCATCGAGGCTATTGAACTCCTGCTCAAGGCCTTCCTCTGATGACTTCCGGGTGTAGATGGCGCAGCGGATGCGGCGTCGTGCCTCAGTCATCGAGAGCCTCCATCAGCTGCCCGAAGGCCAAAGAAGCGGTATCCGTTCCAGTTGGTGCCGGTGATAGATTTGGCAATCGCCGACAGCGATTTGTAGCGCCGACCATTCCAGTCGAATCCATCCTTGGCGACCACGACCGTGTGCTCGGTCCCTTTCCAATCCCGGATCAGGCGGGTGCCAATGATTGGGTTGCGGGGATCTGAGATCACCGACTTCCTGACCTTCTTGCCCTCGACCTCGTCTGCCAACAAATCGAGGGTGCGGATGATGGGTTTGCTAAGGCCACCGAAGGCTAGCTCCTGAATCCGGTGGGCGAGGCGCTGCTCAAGAAAAGGGCGGCTGTTGTTGGGAGAAGCGGCATTGAACAGCTTCTCCCACTGCGCCTTCAGCTGCGGCATTGTCATGGTCTTAAGTTCGGCCAGGCGCGCAAGCACCTGCGGGTCGTCATAGTTCTGCATTAGCGTTCTCCAACTCGGGGCCGTCCCCGAGTTCGACACACGCTCTTGGGCCGCGAGATAGCGAGTGAACTATCTGCGTCCCCTGCAGATATAGAACTGGACTTTGCGTGCATCCGGATGATGCCGGCAGCGATGATCTGCCCCAACTCGGTGAAGCGCTCGTCGTCGGTCATGGTGTCGATGAGTTGCGAGCTATTGCCCGCGGAGAAGTCGTGCATGTTTGTAGAACCTGATGGCTGGCAAGGCGATCAGGCGAACTGTCTCCTGATCATGTCAGGAAGAATATGTGCGGGATATAAACGTCGTCAACGAGGACGAGTAGGGTAAAATCCCACAATCGACGCGGCGGCACTCATCGGCGGCTGTAAAGTCGCTGGTGCGCGCGCAGGACGATTCCAATGATTTGAACGCCGTCGTCGCTGAAGTTGTCGGCATCGGGTCTGCCGATGATAATCGGTTCCTGAAACTCTGGCCGCGTGGATTCGGCGCGCAGGATGTAATTCTTCCCGTCGTGATCGAGGCGCTTGCAGGTGAGCTCGTGCATGTCGTGACGGTCGCGCTGGACGATAACGATGTCGCCCGGAACCGGCTCTATTTCGCCAAAGATCGTGCGCAGACACTCAAGATCAGACCCGGGAGGAATGAGCTTGTCCATGGAATTGCCTTCCATGCGCAGGGCAAAGCGCTCGCCGCCAACAACCGGACTTGGGCCGACCTCAATGAAGTAGCGATCTTCCTCTGGCCATTCGGTCTGCTCGCGCCAGACGCCTGCCGCAACTGCGCCCAGAACCTGGAGGCGTTCGTAAGGTGCAACGCCGCCGACGCGGGGCATCACGCCTTCGCCGCCAGAAACCAGCCGGGAGATGTCGATGCCAAGGGCGCGGGAGAGCCCGACCAGGGTCTCGAGTGTCGGGTTGTTGCTGCGGCCCCGCAGGATCTCGCGCACGATATGCGGCGATTTCCCGCCAGTAGCGGCCAGCGAAAGCGAGCGGGCATTCCACTCGGTTCCAGGAGCAGTGGCAGTCTCGAGGACCTTTCTGAGGTGCTCGATATTGACGAGTGAGCGTTGGGTCATGAGCTGTGCCTAGCTCTGTGGATATTGCTGGTCAATACAAATGTGGGATTGATCCCTACTTGTGAGATGGGATGTGAACGGTATTAATCCGACTCATGACGCATCCTATCCTTCATGACATCGACGCCTTCCTTCGCCGCACCAATCTTTCGGAGACCTATTTCGGCCGTCAGGCGGCCAACGACTGGAAGCTGATCAGCCAGCTCAGGAAGGGCAGGCGCCTTTGGCCCCAGACCGAGCAGCGCATTCGCGACTTCATGGCCAGCTACCGCCCGCGCGGGGAGCGCAGTGCCGGCGTGGCGGGAGCTGCAAACCATGGTTGAGGATCTTACTGCCGCGAGGCAGCAGGCAAGCCTGCCCAATGAAGATCTGCTCTGTGCTTGGCTTGATGCGGCTGAGCCAGGAGAGCACCTTGAATACCACCGCGGGTTTCTGGCGCGTGATGTCGATACGGCAAAGCCCCAGCGCCTGCCGGAATGGCGCCGCCAATCGCTGATGCGTCTTGCCGCTCGCGCCCGCTGGGCTGCCGAGAACGGGGTGATCCACCTCGTCCAGATCCGCCGGGGTGCGGGCGATTTCAGTTACGTCGCGATCGCAAGGCCCAAGAGCCGGAAGGTCCAATCGATGATTGCCGCACTCATGCTGCCCCAGGCGGCCTGACGGAACAGGGGCAGTGGGGGCTAACCGCGAGGTGCCCACGGATATTCGATCGCCGCGTCAACCACTGCCCCGCCTTTGCTGGCGGGATTGCTGACGACTGATCACGCGCAACCACACAGACGAAAGGATCACACGATGACACTTGAGGATCTGCCAACCCAGCCCCCTGCCACCCTTGATGCATTGCCAGTTGAAGTCTTGGCCCGCTTGCAGGGCCAGGCTCAGACCCGCCTTGCCGGTGCTTCACAAATGGTCGCCATTCTCCATGGCGTCCTCACCCGCCGCTATGCACAAGGTCTCAACGAGACCGGCACCCACCGGCGTACTGATGGCGAATACGAAATCCGCATCGAAGTGCCCAAGAACGTCTCGTGGGATCAGTACAAGCTGGCGAGCGCGATCGAGACGATCCGCAGTTGGGGCGAGAACCCGGCCGACTATGTCGAGACCAGGCTCTCGGTCTCGGAGGCCAGCTACAAGGCCTGGCCGCCTGCGATCCGCGACCTGTTCACACCCGCGCGTACGGTGAAACCGGGCAAGGCAAAGTTCGAGATCGCGCTCGGGGTGAAGGAGGCAGCGTAATGGCTATTTCGCTTTCTTCGCTCAATCGCCTCTCGGTTCCGAAACCCCCGCGCATCGTAATCTACGGGCCGCATGGGATCGGCAAGAACACCTTTGCCGGCGCCGCGCCGCGCCCGGTGCTGATCAACCTGGAAGACGGCCATCCTGCTGGCCAGCCGATCGACGCATTCCCGCGCGCCGTGAGTTTTGCCGAGGTCATGGAAGCGATGCAGGCCCTCTACAACGAGGACCATGACTTCCAGACGCTGGTGATCGACAGCCTCGACTGGCTGGAGCCGCTCGTCTGGGCGGAAACCATCCGCCGCAACAATGAGGCGAACCCTTCCAAACAGTGGTCCTCGATTGAGGATGCCGGCTACGGGAAGGGCTATATCGCCACCCTCGATGTCTGGCGCGAATACCTCGATGGCATCAATGCGCTCCGGAACGACAAGGGTATGGCGGTCATCCAGACTGCGCATGCCGAGGTGAAGCGGTTCGATAGCCCTGAAACCGAGCCGTTCGATCGCTACCAGATCAAGCTCCATAAGATGGCCTCGGCGCTGGTCCAGGAGCATGCCGACATGGTGCTGTTCGCCAACTTCAAGACCAGCGTCACCAAGTCTGATGTTGGCATGAAGAAGGTCGCGCGAGGCGTCGGAGCGGGCACACGCGTTCTTTACACCGAAGAGCGCCCGGCCTTCCTCGCCAAGAACCGGCACAACCTGCCCCCCGAACTCCCGCTGTCATGGGAGGCGCTCGCTTCGTCCATGGCCGCGGCGAGCGAGGCTGCCCGCATGAGCGAAGCAGCCTGATCATCACAGTCAGACAGAAAGGATTGAAGTATGGCTTTCCTCGGAGGCTCGTTCGACGCCTCACAAGTTGAACCCAAGGGCGATTACCGGCCGGTGCCGCCCGGCGAATACAAAGTGCAGATTACCTCGTCCGAGTTTTGCCAGACCTCGACTGGCAACGGGCACCAGCTCAAGCTCGAGATGGAAATCCTCGAAGGCGATCAGGCCGGCCGCCGGCTCTATGATCGTCTCAACCTCGACAATCCCAATGCTCAGGCGGTCGAGATCGCGCAGCGCACGCTGTCGGCGATCTGCCATGCGGTGGGCAAGCTGTCGGTTCAGGACAGCGAAGAGCTTCACATGCTGCCGATGATCGCGGTCGTGATCGTCAAACCCGAGCGCACCGGTAAAGATGGACGGACCTATGGCACCTCCAACGAGGTCCAGACGTACAAGGCGCTTGGCTCTGGGCAGGCAGCCAGCTTTCGCAGCGGCGGCATGAAGCCTGCGAATACCGCGCCTGCTGCCGGTAGCGGCCAGTCTGCTTCGGCGCCTTGGAAACGCAGCGCGGCGTGAGCCTGGAGGGCAGGGGGTCGATTGAGCCCGCCCCCTGCCACCCATTCCCCTGACTGAAAGATCGAAGGAGCAGGCAATGGCCGCTCTACCTGAATTTGTGTGTCCCACGCTAGCCTCTGCCGACAGAGCGCTGGTGGATGGACAGGATATGCGCCGGCGTGCCTATCTCGGCATGTCGGTAATCGGCAGCGCGTGTTCGCGTGCGCTCTGGTACCAGTTTCGCTGGGCCTGGAGTGTGCGCTTTGATGCGACGACGCTGAAGCGCTTTGAAGATGGGCACCGCAGCGAAGATCTCGCGGTTGCGCGCCTCAAGCAGCTTCCCGGCCTTACCGTCCATGAAACCGATGAGGCCGGCGGGCAGTGGGGCTTCAAGGATTTTGGCGGACACTTTTCTGGCCACATGGACGGGGTGTGCCTGGGCCTCGTGCAGGCGCCGAACACCTGGCACGTGCTCGAGATCAAGGCCTCGGAAAAGTGGCAGGACCTCGACAAGGCGCGCCGCAAGGTGGGTGAAAAGTCTGCACTCGCCGAGTGGAACCCGGTCTATTACGCGCAGGCCGTCCTCTACATGGACTACGCGGGGATCGACCGGCACTGGCTGGTATGCGTTTCGCCAGGCGGCCGGCGCTGGACGGCGGTGCGCACCAATGCCGACCCGGCCTTTGCGGGGGTCCTGAAGGCGAAGGCCGAGAGCATCATCTTCTCTGATCACGCCCCCAACCGGATCGGCGGGCCGGACAGCTTTGCCTGCCGGTTCTGCGATCTTGCGCCGCTGTGCCATGAAGGCGCGCGCGCTGAGCGCAATTGCCGCACTTGCACGGACGCCGGAGTGGCCCACGATGGCTATTGGTTCTGCGTTCGCTACGGCCATGAGCTCTCGCGCACCGATCAGGAAGCAGGTTGCGCTGACCACCGATATCTCCCTGATCTGGTCGCGGGCGAACAGGTCGATGTCGAGCACGGGCGGATCATCTACCGGATGGCCGATGGCTCGCAGTGGGTCGATGACGGTCCCTATATGTATGCTCCAGGTGATGTCATCGACCGGCATGTCTGCCGCTCGTGCGGTTCGTTTTCCTGGACTGTGACCGAAGGCAAAGGACCGCACGCAGCGGGGCTGCGATGCACCGGTTGTAATGCGAGCGGTGGCTGGCTTCCGAAATCTGAGGTGGCAGCATGAGCTCGCCTTTCACCCTGCGCCCCTATCAGGAGGCGGCGCTCACCGACCTGTGGGGATGGTTTACGAACCAGTCGGGCAATCCGCTTGTCATCCTGCCCACCGGTGCGGGCAAGAGCCTGGTCATTGCCGAATGGTCGAAGCTGGTCTTTGAGACCGATCCGACCGCCTGCATTCTGGTGCTCACCCATGTGCGCGAACTGGTCGCACAAAACGCGGCCGAGCTCGTCGGGCTTTGGCCGGAAGCGCCATGGGGAATCTATTCGGCGGGGCTCGGCCGGCGCGATATCGGCGCGCAGCTGCTGTTCGCCTCCATCCAGTCGATCCACAAGAAGGCCTACAATCTGCCTCGCCGGGTCGACATGGTGCTGATCGACGAAGCGCACATGATCCCGCGCAATGCCGACACCATGTACGGCAAGTTTCTGTCCGATCTCAAAACCATCAACCCCGCACTCAAGATCATCGGGCTGACCGCAACCCCATTTCGGCTTGATAGCGGCCGGCTCGACAAGGGCGAGGATGCGATGTTTGACGGCATCGCCCACGAGACGACGGTGCGTGGGCTCATTGACGATGGCTTTCTCTGCCCGCCGATCAGTTACCTGCAGGCAGCCCAGATCGATACGAGCGGGGTTGGTACGCGCGGCGGGGAGTTTATCTCGTCGCAGCTCGAAGAAGCGGCGCTCGATCCGGTTGTTATCGCCCGGATCGCCGACCGGATTGTCGAGCAGGGAGCAGATCGGCGCGGCTGGCTGGTGTTCGGCTGCATGATCAAGCACTGCGAGGCGCTGTGCGATGCGCTCATAGAGCGGGGCTTTGAAGGCGCAGGTGTCTATGGCCACACCGACAAGCGCGAGCGCGACCGGATCATTGCCGATTTCAAGGCCGAGCGGCTGCGCTTTCTGGTGAGCCAGGGTGTGCTCACCACCGGCTTCAACGCGCGCCATGTCGATCTCATCGCGCTGGCCCGCCCCACCAAGTCGACCGGGCTCTATATCCAGATGATCGGGCGCGGCACGCGGCTCTCGCCCGAAACCGGCAAGGCCAACTGTCTGATCTTGGACTTTGGCGGCAACATTGCCCGGCACGGCCCCTTCGATGACCCGGCGATCCCGGACAAGAAGAGCAAGGGGGAGGGGCCTGCACCCTACAAGACCTGCCCCGAATGCGAGTGCGTTTGCGGCACCATGACGGCTTTTTGTCCTGCATGCGGGTTTGAGTTTCCGCCGCCCGATCGGCGCGTCACGACCCGTCCTGAGCAAACCTCGGTTCTGGCAGTCGAGACTGACTGGATTGAGGTGGAGGGGGTTTCCTTCCAGCGCCACGAGAAGGAGGGATCCCCGCCGTCGCTGCGTGTGACCTACAAAGCGGGTCTGACCGTCCACCGCGAATGGATCTGCTTCGAGCACCAAGGCTATGCCCGCACCAAGGCAGAAAGCTGGTGGATGCGGCGTGGTCCAACCCCTGTGCCCAAGTCCGTCGGCGAGGCGCTCGCCCGTCAGCACCAGCTCGCGGTGCCCAGCCACATCCGGGTCAAGCCCTCGGGCAGGTATCATGAGATCACAGCCTTCCGGTTTGATCCCAGCCGGCTCGCGGCGTGAGGGCGTGTTTCTGTGGCCGCGCTGCCCGCGGGTTTGCCTGGCGAGACTTCACGAACTCCCCTTTCGATCGTCTCCCAACCGTCCACGCCTGTTCGGTGGCGTGCCTTGATATCCCGACTAAAAGGCGCGGAAAAATGCAGTTGAACGTTGATGAAAAGCGCGCCGTTAACACCGCTAGCTCTGCGATCGGGGACTGGCTGGACGCGCTTGGCAAGACCGATCTGGCGCAGATGAGTGAGGCCGAATGGCTGGGCTTCCTCGCCCACGTATACGCCAGCATCTGCACTGAGGTGCGCAAGATCTGGGAAAACGAGGTGCCGTTCTGATGGCATCGCTCGCCTTTGATCCTGATATTGCCCGGTCCCTGTTCGAGAGCCTTGATCAGATCCACCTCGTCTACATCCACCCCAACGGGGTGGGCGTGCATGGACGCGATTTTGGCGAGCGCGTCGAGGAGGCATTGGCCGATGCCGAAAAGGCCAATGCCAACGGGTTCAACATCTACTGGACAGTGAACCGGGTTGCGACCGGGCTGAACAAAAAGCCTGCCAAGTATGACATACGCGCCGCCCGCTTTGTGCATGTCGATATCGATCCGCCCAAGTCTGGAGGGGCGTTCGACAGAGCGGAGATCACGGCCGCACTGCAGGAGATTGCCTGCCCGCCGAGTTTCATCATCGATTCCGGTGGCGGGCTTCAGGCGTTCTGGCGGCTTGAGGCCCCGTGCGCCAACCTTGCCAGCATCGAGGCGATCAACCTGCAAGTGCGCGACTGGTTCGAGGCGGATGCCTGCCAGAATATCGACCGGTTGATGCGGGTTCCGGGCTCGGTCAACTATCCTGACAAGCGCAAGGTGGCACGAGGTCGCACCCCGCGGCTTGCAGGCTGGGCCATGGCGGATGACGGGATATCCTATCCGCCAGAAGATTTGGCCGCGAGCTTTCCACCGCCTCGCACCCAGGAACCAGTCATTGCGCGCGCGTCCCCTGCGCTTTCAGTCGATGCCGTACTGATCACAACGGATGATCTGGGTCTGAGCCTGCTCGATCCGCTTCGCCTCGCTATCGAAACCCCGCCCGGGCAGGACCGTTCGGGTGACGGGCTGGCGGTGGCCCGGCTGATGGCCAACGCGGGTTATGCTGACGCTCAGATCATGGGCGTGCTGCTCAATCCGGCCAATGCGGTCTCGGGCCACTTCCTCGACCAGCGCGATCCGCGCCGCGCTGCCGCCCGCGCGATCCAGTTGGTGCGCCAGGACAGTCCGGCCGAGGGCCAGACACTGCACGCACCCATCATGTCGAACGCAGACTTCGCCATGTTCGTCGCCAACGAGAAGGCGAAGGTGCGCCAAGTGATGGTGCCGGCGAAGCTGCGTGATGACCATGGCCATGATCATGATGGCCATGGCCACGAACAACATGACGACCATGGCCCTGGCGGCGATGATGGTGATCATCAACGGCCGCCGCCGGCGATCGGTATGCCGGGCTGGCAACGCGATCTTGGCGATGGCGCGCTGGCACAGTTCGTGGCGCACACCTGCGCCTCGGCGCCGTCGCCGCAGCCATGGCTCACGCTGGGGGCAGGGCTTGCCATGTTCGGGGCTGCTGCTGGGCGGCGTTATGCCGGGCCGACGAACCTGCGCACCAATCTCTATGCGATCGGCATCGCGGATTCCGGCGGCGGGAAGGACCATCCCTTGCGCGCCTCGACCCGGCTGATGATCGCCGCAGGGCTCGCCAACCATGTGGGATCCTCGAAGATCGCCTCGGGCGCCGGGCTGCTGACCGCGATCAACCGCAACCCATCGATCTACTTCCCGCTCGACGAGGTGGGGTTCCTGATCTCGTCAGCTGCCGACCGCAAACGCGCGCCTAAGCACCTCACCGAGATCATCGACAACCTGACTGAGTTCTACAGCCTCGCTGACAGCACGTTCCTCGGCATTGCCTATGCCAACGACAAGGAGAAGCCGCGTGAGGTTATCGAGCAGCCGTGCCTCTGTCTGTTCGGGGTGACGACGCCGGGTGTGTTTTGGGGCTCGCTCTCCAGCGACAACGTGATCGACGGCAGTCTGGCGCGCATGCTGATTTTCGAGAGCGAGAACCATTACCCGGATCCCCAGCACGACCTGATCTCGAACGAGCCGCCTGCTGATCTGGTGGCACTGATGGAGGCGGTGGCGAAGGGTGCTGACGGTTCAACGCCATTCCCGCTGAGCAATACGGCGTCTGCGATCCCGAAGCCCTGGACGGTGCCTTATGCAACGCCGCAGGCCGAAGCCCGGGCTCGGGCGATGCGTGAAGAACAGATCGATATGCTGCGCCGACACCAGGGCACCCATTTGACCGGCATTATCGCGCGGCTTGCCGAGAATGCGGCGAAGGTCGCGCTGATCAAGGCGATCACCGACAATCCGGGCAGCCCGCAGATCACGGCAGGAGACCTCGACTGGGGCATGGGGATCGCAAGCCGGAGCGTGCAGACCCTGATGCATGCGGTGAAGGAGCGCGTGGCCGACAACGACTACGAGGCGACGATGAAGCGAGTGCACAAGGTTGTCGCGGATGCCGGCAGTGCCGGAATCGATGGGAACAACCTATCTCGGCGGACGCAGGGCGTGGATCGCAGGAAACGCATTGATATCCTGGCTCATCTCGAAGAGGCCGGGATGATCAGGGTGATGGAGATGGTCAAAAGTGAGGGGGCGAGAGGCCCCGCTCGGCGGGTGTATTTCGATGTGGCGTGAGCTGTGAACAGCCTGGTTAGGCTAAAGTTTTACCAGTTCTGCGAGCCTTGCTGCTACAACCGACATTGCCTCATCTGCTGTACTCAAGCCGCTCCGTGACGCCAGCAGCGGGCTTACGTCTTCGAGAGCTTCGTAGGTCGTCTCATGAACGACTGGGACCAGTCGCTCTCGCCGGAGTAGTGCCGCAAGCTCTTTGTCAGCAATGCCTTCTGCAGGCAGTCGCTTTAGCATGGCGGGGGTCACGAGGACGATACCGACCCGTGAGTTGGCCAGCCCTTTGTCGATCGCCCGCAGCAAAGGTACTCCGAGGCCGACGTCCTTCTCACTAAACCAGACTGAAACCCCAAGGTCTTCTAGCCTGTCGTGCAATTCTTTTGCGGAGGTCTTTCTGTCGTCCCAGGCATGGCACAGAAAAACGTCACGCAAATCAGCTTGAGTTGCCCGCGCCTCAACGTTGGCCCGGATCGGTTCTAGCGCCCTGACTTCTTCCTGTGTGTAGTACAACGGCGAACCAGCACTAGACCACCGAGGCTTGACGCTTCTCCCACCGCCACTGCCGCTACTGCGGATCCCTCCTCTGTTTCCTGAAGAGGAATATATGGGGGAGCTGGAGATCGGCGAGTAACCGTAACCGCTGTAGCGGCCGTAGCGCGAACTGCATGCGGGGCATGCTGCCGCAGCTGCTGCTGATCGATGACCTCTTGCTGGTGCAGTGCATCTCGCCATGGATTGTTGTCCGTTTGTGATCGCCTGCCTGCTTCACTTGGTAGCAGTATTAGGCATGGTGACTTTCTTTGCATGTGAGAGGTAACATGTAAAGAAAATCGCAAAAACTTTACACGTTTTTCCGATCTGCTAAGAATCCGCGGCAATCTTTGCATGAGGTGATCCGTGGCTCTGAAACCCAGTTATATAATCCCTGAACTGCCGCCACGGAGTCTCATCGAGACACCTGCTGTTCTGAAGGCTTTAACGCGCGCGCACCGCTACCTGGCTGAATTGAAGGGGCGTGCGGCCACGATACCCAATCAAGGCATATTGATCGACACTCTGTCACTGCAGGAAGCAAAGGCAAGTTCTGAAATTGAGAACATTGTCACGACGCAGGACGAGCTTTTTCAGATCAATGCATTCCCAGAAAACCCAGCCTCCCCGGCTGCCAAGGAGGTCGCGCGTTATAGGGATGCATTGAGGTATGGTTTCGAGCAGCAGCAGCGCCTCGATGGGTTACTGACGAATAACATGCTCATTGCAATGTTCCAGATCCTGAAACGGACTGATGGCAGTTTCCGGGAAACACCGGGGACAGCTCTTAAGAATGAGGGGACTGGCGCTTTGGTCTATATCCCCCCTCAGGACGCTAACGAAGTGCGTCGGCACATGGCTGCGCTAGAGCAGTTCATCAATGGGGATGGAGGCGAAGCAGATCTTGATCCCTTGACCCGGATGGCTGTGATCCATCACCAATTTGAAAGCATTCACCCGTTCCCCGACGGTAATGGCCGCATCGGACGCATCATCAATGTTCTTTACCTGACACGATGCGGCCTGCTCGATATTCCGATCCTCTACCTCAGCCGATACATCACTAGGAACAAGGCGGAATATTACCGTCTACTCCAGACTGTCCGTGAAACCGGGGAATGGGAAGAGTGGCTACTCTACATGCTCAAAGGGGTAGAGGAGACTGCCATTGAGACATTGCGACTGGTCGAAGGTGTCCGCGAGTTGATGGCTCAGGCCAAGAAGCGAATGCGCACCCAGCATCCGAAAATCTACTCCCAGGATTTGCTGAACAACCTGTTCCGACATCCGTATACGCGGATTGATTTTGTGCAGAACGAGCTTTCGGTTTCTAGGCCAACCGCCACAAAATATCTGGATGAGCTGGCCGAGGGAGGCTTGCTGCTCAAGCACCGTGAGGGGCGTAATAATTATTACATCAACGAACCTCTGGTGGCGCTGTTTGTGGACAGAGAGTAGCTCCAATCAAGTACGAGTGGGTCGCGTAGGCCTAACTCCTCAATGCTCTGAAACCCCTCAACGAAACTCCTCAAGAGCCAAAACCCCCAGAAAAGCGGGACTTTTGGCAATTTCTCAACAGCTCAACTTCTCTCGCGCGCGCGAAAAAGGGGGGTGGGGGAAGTAGAGAGGAGATATGATTGCATATATATATTGAGTAATTGAGAAGTTTTATAAACCTACTGAATTCAGGACATTTCGCTCTTGATCTGGCCTTGAGCAGTTATTGAGTGGTTTGAGCAGTTAGCTTTGTGGGAGCCGTCCTATTTCCCGGTGCCCATGGCGCGCGGTAGAAGGCCCCTGACGCGGCGATCCTCGAAAACGGAGGATTGCTTTGAACCAGACAGCCCTTGCCGCATCCGTTGGATCGGATGCGCGCGTGCCCCTCGGATCTGCGGCTGCAGGCCGGATGCGTGGCGCGACCCTTGCACTCGACATCGCCACGACGACCGGCTGGGCCCTGGAGGGTACGGACGGCTACATCGCCAGCGGCACGGTATCGTTCAAGAACAGCCGCTATGATGGCGGCGGGATGCGCTACCTGCGCTTCCAGCGCTGGCTTGAGCAGATCGACGAGGATGCCGGGCCAATCGGGGCGGTCTACTTCGAGGAAGTTCGCCGGCACGTTAGCAATGATTCCGCTCAGGTCCATGGCGGTCTGCTGGGTGTGCTGAGCGCATGGTGTGAGGATCGGCTGGTCGCCTACCAAGGCGTACTGGTGGGCACCATCAAGCGCTTTGCCACCGGCAAGGGCAATGCCGACAAGGCCGCAGTGATCGATGCGGTCCGGCAGCGTGGTTATGCGCCGGTTGACGACAATGAGGCGGATGCGCTCGCCATCCTGCTCTGGGCCATCGAGACCCGTGGAGGTGTGCGATGACCACCTGGTCTATTCTCGGTCACACCGCCAAGGTGCTGGAAGAGCGCCGCGACGACTATGGCGATCCCTCGGAGCAGTTCCGCGCAATCGCAGAGCGCTGGTCAATCACACTGGGCACGCCCGTCACTGCTGACCAGGTCGTGCTGTGCATGATCGATCTCAAGCTGACCCGGCTCGCCTACGATCCCCGCCACGTCGACAGCATGGTTGATGTCATCGGCTATGCCGCGCTGCTCAAGGAGGTCCGGGCATGAGCATGTGATCTGCCCCCTTCTGAGTGGCCCAATTTCTATTTTAGGAATGGCCACGAAGGAGGAATGGAATGGCAAGGAAGCACAAGCCGGAAGACATCATCGGGAAGCTGCGTGAGGCGGAGATCGTGC